TTCCTGAGTTCAGAACTCAAACCGAAAAAAAGGATAGCGGAGCTTACCAGTTCCTGACGCAATCCGAGGCAGAGTCCCACAAAAGACGACAGGATATGATCGAGGCGAAAGAGCGGAACAGGCGAAGGCTCTTTAAAGAAGAAGAAGAAGCTCTATTGGCAAACTTCAAACCCACTTATGAAACTGGGAGCTTTGAAGACTTAGAAGAACAATTGAGACAGGGGTTTAAACCTGGCCCTGACTATTTTAAAAGAGACACGCCGGAACCTGTACGGTATGAAAGCGCACCTCTTTTTAGGGCTGCCTTCGATCTTGGGATGGATCTCTTTGCAGCTGAGGCAGAATTTATAGCACCCCATCTCAAAAATACTAATACAACTTTTGCAATTGCTCACACAGCAGGGGTACTTCCAGAAGAAAAACCAGAGGCAACTGAAGCTCTTAAATCACTGCTTCCGTGGGAAGAGCGTGACCAGTCTGTAAGAGAAACACTTGCGACAATTGGAGACATCCACGAAGAAAGACCGCTTAAAGAGCAGCTTCTTCTCGGTATTCTTGCCCCGACTAATGCAATAGGCGGTGTGCCTGCCATAGGTGGAAAGGCTGTTAGTACGGGGGTCAAGGCAGGCCATAAAGCAACAGATGCCATGCAGATCTTGCAAAAAGTTATTGATGATACTCCTGTTCATACCTTAACAGACCCGAATCAGAGAAATGCTGTACAGGCAGCGACTAAAGAAGTTATTGAAAACGTAATGAATCAACCGCTAAAGATCCCTGGTCTTGCTGACAACGCTATATATGAAAGCGATCTCAGGATGTGGATGAATATGCCTGCTGATACTGCGGTAAACATGAGCCAGTATTATGACGATACTACAGGTGCTGCCGCCTCGATAAGAGGTATTCCTCTGCGTTTTGATTCCTCTAAAACCGCAAGCGTGGCACAGGTAAATCAGGCAAACGACTCTCTTAAAAGACTTGAAAATTTAGGACTGATTGAAGAAGTAGAACCGAATGTTTATCGTAAGGTTGTACAGGCAGGGAGCCCTGAAGCAAAAGACATTCTTCATCATTACGGAAACGTCATCGGAATTGAAGGCGCATCTGACGGTAATGTTTATGTCTATGACATCCTTGGGGTAGAGCATTCCGTTAACACGGTTACGACTATTGAGAATCCCGTTATGCGAGCTCTTGCTTCCAAGACAGGAATTAACCCTTCAGTTCTTGCTAAGAGTGATGTTCAGAAAGGAGTTATTGCCTATATTAGGCAGGGCAGTTCTATAACCGAGCTTGTCGAAATCGCTCTCCAGGCTGGTCTTGATTTTCATACCGGCAAACTAGGCGGTTCAAAAGTATTAGGGTCAATCCTTGGTACAAGCCCAGTAAAGATCGATAAAGATGGCGTAGTTGAAGGAACAGGGATGTTATGGAATGATGTTTTTTCTGCACCATTAGGAACCTTTGATAGATTTCTCAGTAATGAAGCCATTCGTTATATAGAAGACTACAAAAGAATAGTTGACGAGATGGAATCTCTTCGGTTAAAGCACGGTTTAAAACCTCTAAGCAAGGATAGGAATGGGTGGTATTACATTCCAAGGCAGGCTCAGGGTGTTGATGATATTGCCTTTTTAAGGTCATCAGATTCTCACTTTCAAAGACAGTATGACTCTGCAACGGAAGCTCGTATGGGGTTGATCGATCCAGAAACAGGAAAGGTAATAAAAGAGTATAAATACGAAGCAGATCCAAGGAGCACTCTCAAAACCCATTTAATGGCGGCATACCACGAAATTCTAGACGATGATCTAAGTGCGTATTTCCTGAAGCAGGAAGTGTCATTTGCTCCCACAGATATTCTCAAAACTGAATACCCAAAACTGTTCGCACAACACGAGGCGGCAGCAAAAAGCGTACTGGCTAAAAAAGCCAAGCTAAGAAAATTAACAAATGAGTTAATTGAAGCTCCGATTACGGGGCAACCTGGAGTTGGAACAGGACTTCCTCGCCGTCTTGAATCTATAGAACAGGGAGCCAAAGCGAGAAAGGCAATACAGAAACAGATAGATGAGGCTCGTAGTGAATACGAGGCAGCGAGAGGTGAATTTCTTAAGGTTCGGGCAAAGAGAACCAAGCAGTTAGAACGAATTAGGAACAAAAATGTTTTGCCTGGCACACTATGGGGGGAAGTAGGAAACGAACAAATTCCTGTAAAAATGTGGCGAAACCGAATATTCAGAAAAGAAGATTATGACGCTCTTGAAGAAGGTATTGGAAGCCTCGCAGGAAAAGGCGGCACATGGAGCAGTCATCTTGGACGAGTTGTAGATGTTTCAAGGTGGCTTCAGTCTAACGGTGACTTTGGTGCACCATTTATACAGGGACTTCCCCTGCTTTTTAAGAATCCCGATGTATGGGTTCCTGCCATGCTTAAAAGTTTTCAGGCATGGTTAATTCCTGCGACTCAGGCAAGATTTGTCAGGCAAAATATCGGTGATCTAAGGGAGATGGCAGCTTATGGCGTGCCTCTTGGTGATGTTGAGTTTTTCGCTGCCCTTCAAAAAGGAAGAGGCTTGCCGATAGGAAAGGTTGTGGATTTCCTTCCTAAAGAAGAAGGCGTGACGTTCTTCGGTAAAGTGGTGGGAGAAGAAATACTCACCGATAAAACAATTCGTGAAGGAGTTTTAAAAACAGGACGGGCAGGTGAAGCTGTAAGAGAAGGTGCTCAATATTGGATGGGACAGCAACTCGCCGGTAGATTTCAGAATTCGTATTCATCCTTTCTTGTTATCGCAAGGGGCTTGATGTGGAAGAGCATGAAGACCAGTTGGACTGAAAGCACAAGACCTGGAAATACCCTTGATGAGCTCGCCTCATATCTCAGAAATTTAACTGGCGGCCTTGATTCAAAGGCACTTGGGGTTTCTGCTTCACAGAGAGAGGTCGAGGGAGCGTGGATGGCTTTCTCTCCCAGACTCCTGAGATCCACGGTTGCTCTTGTTGCGGATGCGATCAGGTTTATTCCTGCTGAAGCTGGTAAATACGCAAAGGTAGGAGAGGGTGCAACTGTCAAGCAGACTGAAGCTATGAAATCTCTCGCAACAATGCTTATGGGAATTAACGGTCTGTATATTACCGCAGAAGTAGCGAGTGGCAGGGCAAAAGGATGGAGTCAGGAACGAATTGAAAATGAAGTATTGAGAGGATTAAATCCTTTGAGTGGTGGAGGTTATCTAAGCATAGAGGTGGACGGACAGTTCTACGGTGTGGGTGGACAGGTACGGGCTATCACTCAACTTATGGGAGCGGTTACGGCTTCCCTTGCCCCTGGCGGACCACCAATCGAGGAATTGCTTGCAACCACTTCAAGAGATAATCCCATGCTGCAATACCTTACTTACAGGGGTGCTATCGCACCGGAAATAGTTCGGACAGGAATAGAAGGGTTTACCGATATTGACGCTTTGCCTTTTGACAATGTTGATGGAACTGTCGATGTGACAAAACATCTCTTTTCGTCCTCTTTACCCTTTGCTGTTCAGGGAAAAATGGAAGGGGACACTGCTCCAGGTATAGGATTTGGAGCAGCAGGATTCAGATCGAGACCCTTGCAGCCCCGTGATATCGAGGATAAATTAACGAAGGAAGAGTTCTATAGGATGTCTGACGAAGACCTTGCATTCTATGGCCATACAGCCGGTAACTGGCCAGGAATGAAAAATCTCAGCAGTGAATTAAGAGCAAAGATTATCGAGGAAAGCCCTGAGATTCAGAAAGCACGCAAAGACAATCTTGAATTAAAAATGGAGATGGGTGGTGAGTACGGGGAATATACAGCAAAGCGAATTGAGAAACAAACTATACGCAATGAGACCATAGAATCTGAGTATGCGCGTCTTGGTACGGGAGCGGACTTCAGAAAGCGAGTAGATGAAATCAATACGGAATACGGAAACAGGTTAGACGAGATCAATACTTTTTACGAAAAGTTACTTTCTGAATTTGAAGAAACCAATCCTTCACATCCCTTTGATATAGCTAAAGATATCTATTTTAAAACTCTCTATAACGAGGATTTTCCCCTTGAAAATCCAACTACGGGAGAATTTGACTACGAAGAATACGAATCTAGGATAGATGCATTAAAAGAGGACCCTGATGTTGGTCCTTATTTCACAAGAATAGAAATTCAAATAGCTGCAAATCAACCTCGCATTATCGGTGATTTAAAACATGATAGGGAATATTTAAAGCCCTACTGGAAAATAACTGACAACGTGTTAGAGGATTACGAGTTTACCGATAAGTGGGAAGAGTTCATAACTGCACAAGGCACTCTGCCACAGGATATGAAAGAAGGTGCGGTAAAGACCGATAACCTTGATTGGTCCTATGCTGACAGCGTAACTTTGCAAGCTGTTTTAAGCAAAATAGCCGAAGAGAAACTTGAAATGCGAACCGGCCAACCAGATCCCAATGACCCAGATGCTCCTAATCCTGCTGTTATAGATGCGTTACTTTGGAAATGGGGTTATGTAAAAACGCTTCAAAACTATACTGCAATAGACTGGGAGAGCCAAATTAGAATTAGGCCCGATCAGTACGGGGTAATTTCTAATAAAGAAATCATCAATGATTTCATTCCGTTACCCAGATATCAGGTAGGGCAATAATGGTTACAGCAGGAAAGCAGGGAGTAAGGTGTCCCCACTGTAACAAGAAGATCGGGGATAAATTAAATGGCACACTACATCTTGTGTGTCCACGATGCAAAAGAGAACTTATGTTGAGCTCAGATGGCCAACGTGTTGACATAAGGGAGATTGGTTTCTAGAATTTAGCAGTAACCGCCATAAAACCAAGCAGTGCGCTTCGCCGCCGAGACATATGTTCTCAGGCGGTTTTTTATTAAAGAGGTGTACTTTGGTTTTACAAAATGGTGTTTCGGGATTCGAGACCCCGGACCAACCTACAGATGCAGCGGTAAACGGAACAGGCAATCTTGCCCCCGAAACAGAACAGGCTACTGACTTAGCGGTTGTACCCCCTTCTGGAACGGATGAGCAACCTCCCAGTATCGAGACTCTGCAAACGCAAATAGCAAATTTACAGGCTGACGCTCAGAAGAGAGAGAACGATATGAAGGCCCTTGAAGGCAGACTTCGGACTGCCCGAACAGAACCTTCTGGACTCAATGATCTCTCGGATAAAGTCGACACCCTCGTAGACACGCTCGGTGCGTTAATTCGTCATCAAGGCACTCAGGACCAGGAAGCCTACATGGAAGATCTTCAGAAGGTTGAGGCTAATGCTCACAACCGAAAGGAGAACAACTCTTTCACTAGAGCTACAGAACAGATGATCTCTGAAATTACCAGCACAGTGGATGACTCAGGACTTGATCTTGCGTCAGCACCCGAACTGGCAGCATTCAGAGACCTCTGGGGACCTGCTTTTGAGCAAAAAGATCTTGGTGGCATATATCGGGCTCATGCGGAATTTAACCGCGCTGTAGCCCAGTATGAAAAAGACCGGCGAATTGGCAGGGAAGATGAGTTGCAGAGGCAAGCTGATGAAAGGGTGAAAAGAGAATTGGAGGCGGCAGGAATCAACAGCCTTGAATCTGACAGCGTACCAATGCCTTCTTCAATGAATGCAAACTCCCTGTTGGAAAGGATGGGAAACAGTGATGTGTCGGTCTCGGCAGATGAAATTAAGCAGGCGCATGAACTGCTCAAGCAGCAGGGAATACGCATATAAATCTGGGAGGATTTAGAAAATGGCCGTAGGAAATACTATTACGGATTCATTAGCAGATTCCATTCCCACGATGATAGCTTCGGCAAGAATTGTGAGGGAATTTGCAGGCGTTATGCCTAACCTCGTTGACCGACAAAGGCTCGACGAAAATACTGGAAATGTCTGGAATGAAGTTTCAATGGCGAAACTTAGTGCACAGGCAGTTACTGAAAGTACAGAATTAGATAACCCTCAACAGATGAGCGATACGCTCTTTTCGATCACGCCTACTGTGATCGGTCTGCACACGGTTATCACCGACAGGGTGGCATTACGAATATCCGCTAATGCCTACGCCCAGACTGGATCTTTAGCACAAAACGCTATTGAGAGAAAGAAAGACCAGGACGGTTTGACCGCTATAGACGGCGCGACAACTGCCCTTGGTGGAGCAAACGCCCTCGACTCTGGGGAAATAGCTGCCGCTGCATACAGGATCACCTCGAATACTACCGAGCCTGCTCCTGCCAATGCGCCTATTCACGCTGTTCATCATGGATTTGCACTTAAAGATATCGATGATGAATTGATAGCAGCAGGTGTTGACCAGACTACAGGAGCTCCGCTCACAGGTGGAGTGGCTGTTGAGGCTTACCAGAACAGGTATCGGGGAACAATCGCCGGTGCAAGACTCTATGAAGACGGCAATATCACTATAAGTTCCAACCTTGCTAAAGGGGGAGTTTTCTCCCAGATGGCACTGGTACTTGTAGAAGGCCGATCTCCATATGTTGAGACCAAGCGAATGCCTGAACTAGGTGGTGGAGCCACAGCTTTGTATCACTATGACGAGTACGCCTACGGAGAGAGATCTTCAGGGAACTGGTTGTATGAAGTACAGGCTGACGCTACTGCGCCAACAAGCTAGTGGATGAATGCGAGGAGAGCAGCGTGGAGTGATAGGCACGGACCCATTCCGAAAGGATGGGTTGTCCATAACCTTAACGGGGATATGGATGACAACCGCCTTGAGAACCTTGCTGCTGTTCCGCGCAAGACAGGAAATATATCAGAAGTAGTCGCTCCCTACAGGGCGCGTATAAGAAAACTGGAGCTACAGCTTCGGGAAGGATAAATAGATATGGCACAAGGTGCGAATGGACGAATAGAGATATTTGAAGATTTTCTCGCAGGCGAAGATATCGTTGCTGCAACAGCGGCAACCAGGGCTTTTGGAGGTTCTGGCTTACGAGTAATCGGACAGGGAGTTGCTGAAGCCGATTCAGGTATAACTGTTTTGGAATCTGATGGGCTTAACGGTGTTGGTGTTTTTACCACAACTAACGAAGACGCTCATAGCATTGGACTCACGACAGGATTGGTGTTTGATGTCGGCAAAATGGCTCCCATAGTTGCTGAGTGTCGTGTGCAGTTTGCTGATTTGGATACAAAGGCATTTTGGTTCGGCTTTACTGATGTCAATGGGGACACTGCAATCCTAGAGGGTGAGCAGCTTGTTGCGGCAAGTGGGACTTTGACCCTTTCCGCATCAGACCTATGTGGGTTTCTGCT